CGTTGTTTCCTCTATCAGTTTTTTCTGTGTTTCATATTGCTCGGGCATATATTGTTTAATTACTTTTTCGCTTTCTAAACAGGCCAGTAACATTGCTTTTATAAATGTTTTAGCGCTTTTATGTGTATGTACTTGTGATACAGAGTTATAAGGCCTACGCAGGTGTGGTTTAGCTAATACACCCCCTAGTATTGTTGACATCTGTACGGTTGATAGTTTCTTTGCTTGGCTTCTTGTTATACCTAGTTTTCGTTGCGTGGCCATAACCTCAGCTCGCTCTAATAATGATTTAGGAACATTATCACTCAAGAACTCTTGGTTTGCTATTGTTATAAGTTGCTTTAATTTATCTGGTAGCTCGGTTAAATAAAAACCTATGATTTTACCATCTAGCTCTAATAAGCAACTTTCTGTTATTGTTGGCGGTATGTATTCACAACGCTTACCGATTCTAATATTGTGTTCCTGTTTTTCTAATTTTAATGTTTTCATTTTCTACTATCCCTTAATCTTAATTCTAAATATTTACTTTTTCTATGTGGGTTTATTTTTATAAACTCCGGATATTTTTCGCATAAATATAATGCTGCTTTATTTTGTTCTTCTTCTGTTCTATTATCAACCATACCGCCAGCCCCTGTATAATATGTAGTTTGAGTTGCTACCATATTGAGCCTTACTACTTTGCCAAACTTTATGTAATATTTTATTGTTCTTTCGTAATCTTCTTTTTCCTCTAATGTTAAAGATAAAAAATTATCGTGGTCTATTATAATACCAAAACAAGCACCAACACAAAATTTTAAATTTGTTGATATTTTACCGTTCATAAAAAAGAAATTATCTACCGCGCTAACTCCAAATAATTTTGTTCTATTTTTCAAACACTCATTAAAACCTATACCAATAACTTGTTCTAAATTTTTTAATACTTCAGTTTTTTTACCTCTTTTAATTTTAAGGGCGTCAATATCATCATCAAACTGCATTATAAAATCACCCTCGTTATAATAATTCTGTATATAATTTCTTTGTTTATGCAACCAGCGTACACCGATAACAATATTAATACCTAACTCTTCTAAATATTTATATTCATTATATTGTTCGTTATCAGCCACAAATACATCTATTATTGCTGGCTTAATTCCGCATATATCTAACAGATAATTTAAGGTTCTTTTTCTTATCACCTTTGGCCGATTATATGATGGTATGGCTATTCTATAATTCATTATCAGTTAAATAAAAATTAGCGTTATTTTTTAACGTCTTGCTAGTGTTTTCAAACCAACCCCCAGTAACATAATTTTCAAAATAGAAATCTTTTTTATTATATCGTTTCCAATTATCATTGCGCCACTTAGTAAATATCAAATCAGTTTCAGGTTTATATTTAGGTAAGAAACGTTTGAATATTTTAGAAACGTATCTTGGGCCTGTTGTTTGCAATACAAATCTACCTTTCCAATCATCATATATTTTATTATCAGCTTTTAATTTGTAATTCACTACACATAGCTTCATTAATATATCAAACATTTTAAATTTTTTAACTGAACCAAAAAAATCATTTTGTATATATTCTTTATGGTCTGGTATAAATTTTTTCAAACTATATCCTACAAATTCTTTTGTACGCAAAGGTTCTAAGCTCTTAATGTTTATCAAATCTAAATCGACATAAAAACCGCCATATAAATAAAGAACTACAAAGCGCATAAAATCTATACGTTGCACATCGTATCTCATATTGATATAAAAATCATAATACTGTGGAAGTTTTTCTTTTATTAGTTTTGATGATGTTTTTTCATTCCATAGTTTATGTTCATAATCTGGATTATGTGATTTTATTTGCTCAATACTTTTATTATAAACCGCTATTTCTTCAACTTGTTTTCCATATAGGTTAAAATAAATCTGATGTATTATTTTAGGAATCATAATTTTTTAAAGCTTTTAGAAATATTGCTGGTATATCTATACCGCTAGCTTTTAATTTATCATAAACAGGTTTTATTTCTGCTTCATATTGTTCTGTTGGATATTCTAGGATAACGGATTTTTTTGTTTGCTGATACATATTTTCTATCTCGTTATCTAAATCTATTTCATCTAATATGCTATAATCAACCGACTCTTCTGGTTGCCAAACATCTAGGCCCCATTCTTTCAACTCAGCCGTATCCCATTCGTTTGCTAATAAATCCCAATCCCACTCACCGAAGTTGCTATTGTCTTTAATTATAAATTCTTTCTTTTGTTTATCGCTTAGCTCATCAGCTTGTATAGCATAAATTTCTGTAAGCCCAGCTTTTACCGCAGCTTTATAACGCATATTGCCACCGAGTATAACATTGTTTTCATCAACTACTATTGGCCTGAGTTTTAACATCTCTGGAAACTCTATAATACTTTTAACTAGTTTATCAAACTTATAATCTTTTATAATTCTAGGGTTGCTAGGATTGTTTTTAACGCTTCCTATTTTTATTTTTACTGGTTTCATATTTATATATCAATTAATTATTATTTTTTTGCTAGCCTATCAACTGGCAACTTATCTACTATATTATATATTCTGCTTACGTAATCATCACTAATATAATCAACTTTGTGTTTTATTGTTTCTCGTTTTAATGTCATTAATTCATAATCGTTATATTCTAATTTTATAATGTTAAACCATTCGTTCAAGTTTTTACTATATTTTTTATATACCTCAAAGTTTTTTAAACTAAACAACGCGGTTGCGTGGTCATAGCTTTTGCCTTGCGCTATATAATAATTTTTAATATCATATAAAGTCATTTTAAAATGATTCTTTAATATAAAATTAAGTAAAGACCTAGCCTCTGTATGCTTTCTTGTTCTCCTGTTTTCAAATATATTAACACCTGACAAATCTTTAATCAGCTGGGCCACTTTGTTTATCTGTTTCGTTTTCATCTACTTCTATTTTAAGTGTTTTTTTAATAGCTTCAACACTATAATATAATTGCGCTACTATATTTTCTAATCTTTTTATACGTTGTATTTGTGTATATTTCTTTTGCTTCATTCTGTGCCTGCGATTATATGGTCTGATGGATGCCTGTTCCTGTTATATTGTTCAACATACCATTCGTTGTTTCTTTCTAGTTTTTCTAACTCAAATGTTAAATGGTCTATTGCTTTTTGTAAATCCTCATTTGGTGTTTTGTGTTTCTTATAAGCTCTAAGTATATAAGTAACCGCCGTTCCTAAATGGTAATTTAAATCAAAGTTATCAACTACTTGCTTAGCCGTATAACCGTAACTGCCGTTATAATACTCGGGTGTTTTTACTTTTGTTTTCATAATGTTCCACTTAAATAATAATTATCTATATCAGCGCCGTCAATAAAATATGTTTCAAATATTTCTAAAGCTTGTTTCACTTTTTGTTGGCCTCTTAAATAAAAGTCCTCGCTACAATCCCAAACTGCTAAATCTAAACTGCCTTTGTCAATCGCTATAAATTTAAAATCTTTATATGACCTATCAAATAATTTGCAATATAAATAACATTGTACATCATAAGAATAAGCTTCTGCGCTTTTTCTAAAGCTTTTAATCTTTGTTGTTGTTTTTAAATCACAAATATAATGTCTTCCCAATACATCAGCCTTACCCCTAAACGGATAACCGTCTATTACTTTTATCATAGGTTCCTCAAACATACTGTCGTTAATCATTCTTAGGGCGGTTTCATTTCTTAGGAACGCGTCAGCCAATCGCTCAGCGTCTTGTTTTTCTTTCATTGTAAATACTGTGCCGTGTTCTTCTTTGGCTAGCTTGTAGGCCTTAGTGTTCTTAGATTGCACATCAACAAATATTTGTTTCTCAAAAACTTCTGGTTCTAATATAGCCGTATGAAATAACCAGCGATCAATTAAGGCTTGTGATTGTTTACTTCCGTATTGTAAAACATATTTGTATGTCTTTGGACTGTTTAGTAATAATTTAATACTAGAACTTGATAAGGCTAAATGATTTAATTCACCATAATAAAAATCATCATTGTGCATTTTTTTTATTAGCTCTTCCTCATCATAATATTTTCCATCTAGTAGTTGTATCATTTGAATAAAATTAAATAAATTAAAATAATTATAACACCTAAATAAGTAATTGATGTTGCTATTATTTTATCATTATACTTGTTTCTCATATTATTTATTGTATTTTTTATATAAATCTAATACATATAAATACATATCTGTTGAGCTTGCGAATGTTTTTAAATAATGTTTTTTAGATAGTTTGTCAACTGCTCTTTCATTTATTTTATTATACTTCTGATATATCATTTTAAAAGCTCTAACCATTCTTGTGCTATACGGGTTTAAATGTTCTGTATTGTTTTTAATTATATTTAAACATCTATAAACTGCTTCAGCTTCTTTTAGGTTAATATTATAGGTTTTATTTTTTAAAGCCACCTTAACGCCTACTGCAGATTTTTCCCACAAAAGCTCAAGCGCAGTTATCAATGTCATCTTCTTATTTGTTTCTAAAAAATATTCATTTGCTTTTTCTAAAGCCTTTACACTTGGCGCGTGCAGTAATGATGCGTTTCTCCTACAATAATCTAGCGCATTCCATTGTTTACTAACTTGTAAGTCAGGTATAAAATCTTTATCAGCTTTTTTTGAAACAATAAAATCAACCTCTTCTTTTAATTCTTTTATTGCTTCTAATCTATGCTGGCCATCAATAACATCATATATGTAATTTGGATAATTAGATTTTACGCAAAGTAATGGCATTTGTTGCCCTATTGTTTTGATTGATTGTTTTAATCTTTCTTTGTTTTTTTGATTTACATCCCTGTTACCTAAAATATATCTAAATATTCCGTAGTTCTTAGTTTTTAAAATTTTTAGTGTTTTCATTTTTATTTGATTTTAATTGTGTTAATTGTTCTTCAACCCTCCTAGCTCTTTTAATAAGCCTATGTTTTTCGCTTCTAAGCTCATCAATAACATTGTCAAAGGTTTTTCTTTCGTTTTGTAATTGCCATATATAAACCGCCAACCTCAACATCATTTCCTCAAACTGTATTAATTCTTCATTATCGCTTTTATCCCTCCACTTTTTAACTAAAGTCATAACCGCGTGTAAGTCAGCGTCAGCTTGTAATGTTGATAAATCCCTGGTCACCTAATATTAAATATAATTGATTTAACCGTATGCAATTTGTCTTCTTCTTTTTTATATAATTCAGTTCCCTCTAAGCCTGACATCCTTAAATATTCTAAGCTTATTTCTAAATTCTTTTCCTCTTCTCGTAAGTCTTCTAATTGTGTTCTCATATTACTAAATCAATTAATGATTCTAAAGTTAATAAGAATACGCTACATATAAATAAGAAAACAGTAAGCGTGAACTGTATTAAATATTGTTTTATTTTATTCTTCATTTTGTTGTTTGTTTAAATATACTCTATTGTGTTTAGGAACCCTACTGTAACTGGCGTAACCCTTTACTCTTTCTATGGGCCTGTTTATGTTTGTTTCATCAATTAACTGGTTTTCTAAATCTATTATTTTGTATTTATACTTCACCAGTAGCTTCATAGCTTCGTGTATTCTATTGGCTTCATCTCTGTAACTTTCAAATATTTCGTTATGTATTACCATTATAATTTCTTTTTTAATTGTTTATATTTTGTTTCTCTGTGTTTTTTCCAACCATCCTCAGCCTTGATTGCAAACTCATATAAAGCTGGTATGTCATCTAATAATGAGTGGGCATCCCATTCTATATAAATTGTTCTATGGCCATCTTCCCAATCATCAACCTCGGCTTCTATATGCACTACTCCGTTACTTTGGCTTAGGCTGATGGTTCTAGTTATATAATAATCTTTCATAAGTTTATTTGTTCTGATTTATTTAAAGCTTCATCAAAGGTTTCAAAAAAATATTCTTCACCTGTTTCAAAGTCAGTTACTAAATATTCAACCTCTTGGCCAAAGTTAGAGCAAATAGATATACCGTTTTCCAAAGCTATATAAACATACCCGCTCATTTTGTTAAAACCTGTCCCCTCATACATTATGTCCTTATCGTTAGTGTTTAAATCTTTCCAAGCGTCTATTACTAAGTGCATTGAGCGTATATCACTACTACCCATCTCGTTAAGGTTAAATTTGATTTGATTTTCCATTATTGTTTCCATTGTTTTTAAAATTTAAAAAAGGCCTTTAGAGTTATTTTAGTCAGTGCCCCGCGTCTTTCAGTTTAATGGTGCCCGCATAAACGTTAATCACCAACCTTTTTTTATTAGTTATTAAACAAATTTAATAAAAAACAATTAATAAAACAAAAATTATTAAAAAAATTTAATTATTGTAGGAAGTTACTTTGTGCGCTTGTTTTTCTGGGATTAGGTAACAAGGCTTTAAAATCTTTTTTTTAGTCCATAAAGTTGTATCTGGACAATACATATCAACAGGTTCAGGTATATCTATATCATTTAACCAATATAAATAATTACCATTAGGGTCGTTGACAAAATAAAGCGCCACGCAACCCTCGGCTATTAGTTTGTCAAATTTATATTTCTCTATCATTTTATTTTTATAATGGGCTTTCCTGAATTTCATTTCTATAACACAATCTAAGCCCTTAGGAGTTTTTCCTTTAGCGTCATAATGTTCATAACCACCGCCACACCAAGTCAGCGCCCAGCCCTCTGCGTTTAACAAAGTTACTATTGCTTGTTCCCATTGGTGTACCTTATCTATTGTCATTTAAATAAACTTTATTAATATCGTTTATCCAGCTTTGAACCTTTTTAATTGTGCCGGAACAGTTGCAACCACCAACGTAACTATATTTATGCTTTAGATATTTAGCGTGTAAACGGCTAATCAATTGTAGCTCATCTTTAGTTATCACCTTACTATCGGTTTTATTCCTAAAAGCTTCCCAATCTGTTTTATCAATCACATCCATTATTTACGTTTTATGGTTATATTATTTAATCTGTTTTTTCGTTCATCACACCCACAGTCATCACCCCATATTTTTTTCACTATCCATTTTATGCCCGTGTATGTTGTTATGGTTTCAATTAAATCGCCTAATTTCATTGTAGTTTATTTTTTAAATATTCTTTTACGTTCTTATATGTATTATATAAACTATAATAGGAAATTTTGCTTTCCCGACTTAACTGGCTAATACTGGTCCCGCTGGCCACAATAGTAAACACTTTTTTATCATACCAATACATATCTTTTAACTCTTGTTGTAAGTTATCACTCATCTTGGCGTATTCCTGTTCATCTATTTTGTATGCCTTTTTTATATCGTTTTCATCTATAGATTCTATGGGAACCCTACGCATTCTAGATTCTACTTTGTGATAATTTAAATACATACCTTTCAACATTTTATATATGT